TTGGTGAAACTATTACCTTCAGGGATCATTCTGATGCTACAGCAGTTGAATCAGTCTTTACTGCTGGTAATGGTGGTGCGGATACATCATTTGTCATCGAGAGTATTGAAAAAGTAAATTTAGTCATTGGTGGTTTCGCTGCAAGGGATTATATTAAAGTTGTTCCTGTTGCTAATAACCTTCAGCTGAAAGCCGCGGGTGCTGGTCCTGTCTTTGTCTCTGCCCAGCTTCAGGGGACGAGTGCTGTTAATGTTGCTACTGCGGATCAGTCCTGTGGTATCTCCATAGGTTTCCGTGATGCTACCACTTTAGATCTTTCATACACGATTAGTAATCTAAATCTTGTTGTTGCTGAAGTGAAACTTGATCCTCGCTACAAACAGCAGATGCTCGCTAAGGCGAGGGATGGTTCATCTATTGAGTTTGATATTTATTCTACTACAAATTATAAGAATTCACTACTAAAGAGTGAGCGTCAAGCATCATTCCAAGTTCATGCTCTTAATAGTCGTGCTAAATCATTAATTATCCTACCTACTGATTCATCTGTGTATACTCAACAGACTTTAGTATCCAGTAATGGGACTTATGAAGTAACTCGGGATGCTATGGATGTTCAGTTATCTTCAGCCAGGTCTGGTATTGCAGGATGCTGTGATGGGCTCGCAAGTGTACAGTTCCAGATTGATGGAAAAATGGTACCAAGTCGTCCTGTCGATACTCGTAAAGTTGCTACTCGTAAGAGTATTTCTGCTTTCCATCTGTTTGAATTAGAAAAGACATTAGATAATTCGGGTATTATGCCTCGGGACTTCTCTAAATTTATGGAGAACTTTGTAGTCGGTCGTGGGTTCGCTACGAACCAAGGAGTAATGGATCTCCGTAATAAAGACCTAATTGTAAACCTTGATTATTCGGCAGTTGCCCCCACTAAAAATAAGATGTTCTCTTCCTTCGTATGCCATCTAAGACGCATAGTCATAAAGCAGGGTTTCGTGCAAGTAGTCCAGTAATTAAAAAAAAACTATTTTTATTTTTAATATTTATTTTTTAACTATTGTCATATTATAAAAATGACAAGTAGATTTATTGAGTTGAGACCAGATAACATAAACTCGGATGCGACTATTAGTTTCAAAGGTGGATTTCCTCTTTTATCTTTTACGATCCAAAGTCAGAATGCTGTTTTAGATCCGAGCAGCATTAGGATAAATGGTGCGGTTCAGTTCAATCGTGGATTTAACGGAGCCTTAGGTCGCCCAGTAAGAGATAATGATGGTGCTACGGCGATTACGATGGATAATCGGTTAGGTGTCTTTTCTCTGTGGGATCAGTTAGTTATTCGCCATCAGAAATCAGCACAAATTGTAGAACATATTCGTCACTACAACAGATATATGAGTACCTACCTGGGTTTGTCTTCGTCTAAACAAGACTTAACTGGTCATCTAAATGAAGCATGCCTTATTCAACCGAATGCTGAATCGATGTTTCAAAATGTAGTCTCCTCCCCAGCAGCGACTGCCGACGGGGCAGCTCGTAAAAATGAGTTCTCGTGTCATCTCCCGAGTGGGTTCATAATGGGAGGATCAAGTGTAAATCTTATGGACTCATCTTTTGGGGGTTTTCGCGTGGAGCTTCATCTGTCCCCAGACAGTAATTGTCTATTCTCCAAGAATGGGGTTCTTAATGCCGACAATCTTGACGCTCACTATGTTCTATCTAATCTATCTCTAACTTGTGAGGTATATGATATCCCTGAAAATAAAATGAGTGAAATGGCTTCGCAGACTTCGGGTGCTATGGAATTTAATACTATTTCATCTCTGTATACCACTTTCAATACGAGCAACGCTCAAATTCAGTATGATGTAGGACTAAAAAATCTTCAGAGTGCTTTTGTTACCTTCTGCCCTTCTGAAAATATTAATACTCTATCGGCGAATGGTCTTGCAACGACTTACCCAAGTCAGAAGGGGGCTCCTGGTTCTCTCGTCCATAATACAAGAGTTCAGTTCCTTAAAGGTGGTTCTAAATATCCATTAGATTATGATGTAGTCACTAATAAAACTCTCCCTAAAAATACTGATATCACAGGGGTGAATGGAGGCTCCTTTGTAATTTCTGATCCTCAGTTAGCACTACAATTTGCTGAAGCAGTCATTCCTGAATATATGGTCAGTCGCACATCCCTATCAAGTAAAACTCTAAATCGTGATTATTTTATGACTAATGGTGCTGCTGTAAGTGATTACAAAACTCAGATTGATGGTGGATCTCTATTCGGTATTGGTATCCGTTATAGTCAGTTTAACTCGGGACAAGATTTCTCACGGGAGCAGTGGGGTCTATCATTAGAGAACTCACAGGTTACGGATAATCCTACTTCTGTATTCATCTATTACAAGGCGAAGACTACTATTGTCTTTGATGGTTCGGGAGGTATTCAGGTCATGGCATAAATTAAAATTTAAATTTGATTTTATTCTATCTGTTTATAAAACCAAAATAATATATCATATAAAGAATATGGCGATGCTAAACAAAACAAAGACCTCTACAAAAGATAATGAGTTTTATACCTACAAAGAAGACTGGGAGGCTATATCTGAATATATACCCAAAGATAAAGTTATATGGGAGGCATTCAGTAATAATAGTGAGTTTGAAGGTCCTGCCTATCTGAAAACAATATGCAAAGAAGTTATCACAGGCACAGGCGATTTCTTCGAGAAGAATGAAGGTGAAGTTATCATAACAAATCCACCCTTCAGTATTAAAAAAGATGTCTTACAAAGATTAAAACTATTAGATAAACCTTTCATTTGTATCTTACCTACCCTATGTATCCAAACTAAATATATGAAACAAATATTTAATGATGACTTACAAGTGATTATGACTACTAAAAAGATGTTCTTTTATAAATTTAATGATGATGGGTCAAAACATAAAATAGATAAGTTATCATATTATTGCTGTTATGTATGTTATAAGATGAATTTACCAAAAGATTTTATCCTTATTTGATGCGTTTTAATTCATAAAATAATATATCTCCAAGAGTAAATGATAAATAAATATATTGATGCTAAAGTTTATAAGATATCAGATTTAACTAATCATAATTGTTACATCGGCTCAACCATACAAACTCTCCAAAAACGATTACACGGACATGTAAATACCTCACGACAATATATAGATGGGTATGGGTGCGGATCACAAGATATCATAAAAAATAATAATTATAAGATTGAATTAATAGAAGCATTCCCTTGTAATAATTTACAAGAATTACATAAACGAGAACAATATCATATAGATAATCACGAAGGTACATTAGTGAATAAAATTAAATCTTATATTTCACCCGAACAAATTAAAGAAAATAAAAAGAAACTATATCTACAAAATCAAGATAAAATCCTACAAAAGAAAAAAGAATATGATTCATTATATATTAACTGTCCTTGTGGAGGTGGATATTCGATGAGTCATCGTGCAAGACATTTATCATCAAAAAAATGTAAAAATTTTCATTTAAATTATTATCTGGACCATAGTATAGTATGTCAACCTTGTGGGACTGGATCTTAAGTTATTGTAAAAATGATGTCATTAAAGCCGAGCGTATGATAAATAAATTAAGATACAAAGCATTAGAATTAGAAGAGGGTTCTGATACAGACGATTCAGATTATGAAGAAGAAAGTGATATAGAGACAGAAACAGAATCAGAAGATGAATTAGAAGAAGAACAAATATCAATCATAAGAACTAAAGATGGATTTTATAAATTACAATAATAATTTTCTATGTATTTTTTGTTTTTTAATTATTTTTTATTTCAATTTATACTATAAGTCATTAGTATAAATATGTCTGAAGTCCCCGATCTCCTCCGCCTACAAACTATCCCAGCAAATCTACAGCAGAATGTGGAAACTGATTTATTAGAAGTCTCTACCTACCAAGAAAGTACTGCGACCACTACTGGTTTCGCCCGATTCGACCTCCAAAAGAAAGGGTGGCTTCACAGCCACTCAAAACTCTTTGTAGGACTTGTTCCTCCAGCGGCTCAGACAACAATTTGCATCATGCCTCCTACTGTGGGTATCGGTTCTGTGATTGAGCGTGCTGTATTAAAGATAGGTAATCAGGTACTTAATGAAATATCTGATTGGAACCATCTTCAGCAGGTTAAATCAGCACAGATTAATAATGAAACTCAATTAGCTCGTGAGCAATATACTACGGGTCGTTGTATGTCTACTGAATTTGTATTCAGAAAATTAGATGCGATTGCCGTCGCGGCCGAGCAAAATACCCAGAAGTCTCCAGTAGAAGCATTAAAATATGGTCTTTCTAATGGTCGTGATTATGGATTAGGCACGAACGCAGCAGCATCTGTAGGAGACAATATGGAAGGAGTTAATCTTGACCCACTACCGGTATCTGAAATGAAAGGAAATGCTAAGGCTGAAGCTCCAGTATACTCTGTAGATTTAAGTGATCTTTTCCCCTTCCTCAAGACCCACAATTTACCTTTGTATATGATCGATCAGCAATTATCTATTGAACTTCACTGGGCTCCCCTAAGAAATCAGCGTGTTGTTGTAAATGACAATGCTCACCTTGATTATCCGATTGACCGAAATGAATTAAAGTTCTGCGCCGATTATGTATTTTATACTGATTCGGATTTAATGACTCGGTATGCCGAAGCAAACCCTCGCCTTGAATTTAGTTTCCCTGATTACCGACTTTCTAAACAATCTGTAAGTCATACTCAACTCGCAGAAGGTATTGTTGCTAATCTTGGTATGGCGAATAGATTATGTTCCCGTGTGATTACAAGTGTTGAACGACCTAAAGATGCAGGACAACCAGGTGGACACTCTGATTTTGCTATCCTTGGTCCGTATAATAGTGTTTGTCCTAATAAAACTGGTGCTGCGAATCAATCTACGGGTGAGGTAGAATTCAATATTCGTTATAATGATCGTTTTGAATTCCCAACTTCTATCAAAAATAAAGCTCGTCTATTCAGTCATTATACTCAAAACGAAGGTCTCCTATATGTTACGCGTGATGCTTATTCTCGTGATGGTAATGGAGGTTTCACAGAATTTAATTTTATGGGAAGTCATGTTCAGAGTGATGCAACCCATGGTATCCCAGGTCGGCAGTGGTATTTATCTACGCGATTGACTAATGGTCGTGTGGGAGTCAGGGGCATCGAACTTCATTACAAGGCTCAGGCTATGGCGGATATTACTGCGATAGGGACATACACTCTTCGTTCATATGTAGAATATGCTCGGCTGGCTGTATTAGAAGGTGGTCTGTTCTCAGTAATGAATGCTTAGCAAAGCATACTTCGTTTAACGAAGTAAATAATTTATTTTATAAGTTATCTTTTTTATATCTATCTTAATATAATGGTTTCAGTTGTTATTAAGAAGTCTGATAAAGCAGGGAAGAAATTAATGGCTACATTCACAAGGGAAAATGGTAGAAAGAAGAGTGTTCATTTTGGAAGTGCGGGGATGCAAGATTACACGATTACTAAGGATAAAGCACAAAGAAAAAGATATCTTGATAGGCACCGCAAAAATGAGAATTGGTCGAACCCAGAGTCAGCTGGAGCATTAAGTCGCTGGATATTATGGGGAAATTCAACAAGTAGACAAGAGAATATTAGGTCATTTAAATCTAAATTCAATTTAAAATAAATTATATATATATATAAATGTCAGAATATATAGATACTATTTTAGTAGAATGTGATAGGCAGTCAGCAGCAATAAAAAGTGATACTGACTCATCATCTTGGACGAACCAACAGAACAATACAATACAACTTTTACCTAATGATAAGGTATCAGTATATTCATCTTATGTTAATGATATCGGTTCGGGACAAGATAATCCTATAGAATTTAGGGGAAAACGATTAAATGATACAAAACAAATATCATTTACGATAAATGTTCCAGGGGGAGCGGTGGCTGGTGATGGTTCATATTATGATGCCGTTCAGAAAAAATCATATACTCTTTATTCAGAAAATACACTCTTGTCTCAAACCATAGAATTAAAAGATAACAAAGCAGAGACAATCATTAATTATTATAAAACTATGGATGCTCTTAATTATATACAATTACCAAGAAGATTTATCTTTACAACAGGAGAATTACATACTGCTGGAACATTACAAGATAAAACATGGAATATCATAGATCAAGTTACTCTTGGTAGAACTTATGTAGAGAGAGGTATAATAGATAATCCTGTAAATGCTAAGGAACCATTAAATTACTATGGATATGTACCTGATGATACAAGAGGTTTCACTAATTATAAACCTCCTGTTAATCCTGGGGATGCCTTGATAGGTGATATTACACATTTCATACTAAAAAATGATAACTCACGATATACTATTTTAGAAAGGAAATTAAATGTTCACCCAAATCAACCAGGATTAGATTTCACAGATGCTCGTGTTGAAGCATCCTACAAAGCAACGGGATATTTTGCTCCTTATTATGCAAGAGATCCTGAATATTTTGATTATCATATTTTACGCAAAAAGATAGATTTAGAAGTAGATGTCGGATTTTCTGCTGCTAAAAATATAGCTGATAGTCTCACTCAACAATTACAAAAAACAGAAGTCAAAGATAGAGTAGATTATGATAATAAATTAGTAGAAGCAGCGAAACCTCAATTAGATTTTGCTCTGAATAAAAAAGTAGAATCACAAACATACAAGACATTCGAGTCAGGATCAGAAGAATTACAAAAATTCACCCATTATAAACGAGCCTTATTTAATGGTGATGCTGACCCCCTTATCGCACCAACGATTGGTAATGTAACCGCTCCTGTAGAAGGAGTACATATTGTAAATGTAGGTGGTAAATATGAAGTTAATGATGTAACCGATTCAATATCTGCTTTTTATTATAGTGCTTATCAGTATATTGCTTGTAAGCGACCTGAAATATATGAAACTGGAACACAATTAAATGATATCTTTGGTATACCTATCACTAATACTATGTTAGTTGCTAATAAATTAACAGAAGGTATTATTATTGATCTTCCATATTTTGCTACGACAGATGGGACACCCACGGGTGCTAAAATAAGTCCCTTACAACCTTCACCACAACTCTTAAAATTCAAAGCGTATTTAGAATCACAGGCTAATTATCCTGAATTATTTTCAGATGAATCAGTAAGAAAGATGCATCTTGATAATCCTTATTATGATCATGTAACCGGTGAATCATATATATCTGCTACAACTTCGAGATTTGCTCATATAGATTCATTTGTGAATGCTTCAGATCAACCATATTCTAATTGTGATATTGCTTTCGTAGATACTCAAAGATTTGAAGATCCAACAGATATTACAAGTGGTCCTAAAAATGAGTTTTGGAAATTAGGTCAGAGTTTCTATGATTACAGAGGGTCAGGTAAACCACCTGCGGCAGCTCCTGGAGATCCAGAGACTTTCAACAGAACACTCACTACCGAATCAGCATCTCAACCTTTTTATTTTCACTATGATTTATCACAAAAGGATGAATTTTATGAGGAACCTTGTAGTAATACTAAATATGATTCAGGTAGATTTACATACGGAGCATTTGGTAGATCTGAAGAAGGAACCCAACATTCTCCATTAGATAATAATCATATTATTATTTATCCTAATTTACTGACATTTAGTCAAGATACAAAACAAGTCGTTAATAATGTAGGATTACCTGATTTTATGTATCATACTTATGCTGATGGGTCTGTTAAAATCATAACAGGTACAAAAATGGGATTTGATCGCCATTGGAATGCGTGGGGAACTTGTATGATTAATTTACAATCTGGAAAAGGAACTTATGGATATGGGAACACAGATGTGGCTGCCGCGGTGACATCTGGAACACAACCAGCCCTCGCTGGTTCAGGGAATGCCTATCCAGTCGTGCCTCCCATAGGAAATATTTTCCCTAATTATGGTGATACTACTTTCTCAGCAGATAGACTTACTGCTGGAGATCAAGTCTTAACAAGTATGTTTAATAATAAGATATATTGTGGTGCTGATAAACCAGAGATTGGATTTAATGGAACTAATTTCTTTTTAAAGAGGTTACACACTCCTTTGAATAAAGGTAATCTCCAACAGATAAAACCAACTGCTACAACTGATACAACCCAAGGAGCAACAGATGTATACAAAATTAATCCCGAACAAAATACAGAAATGTATTCACCCGTTCAGTATCCTTACAATCCAAAACAAGACTACTATTTAGCAGGTAGCACAGATGTCAGCACAATATCTCGAATGAATTTTAATTTAGAACCATTAACTATCTATGATAGTTCTACAGGGATATTCATAGAAGATTTCGGGTATACAAAGACATCTTGGAAAGAGGGTTTGTGGGGGCGATTAGGTTTTTCTTACGAACAATTTAATAATGATAGTATTACAAGAAATGAAACAATTAATTTAAATAATTCTAAATCACTAAATGTAGTGACAACTAATGCTAAGATTGAATGTGCTGATACTAAATCATGGTCTCAAAATCAGTTCGGGGTAGCAAAATATAATGGTGAATTATTAGTCAATTATACTATCCCAGTATCAGACGCAGCACACGGTGGAGCAGGACACACTACAAAATTAATACGATGGATACCTCCTGTTAATCAAGCGGCTGAATCAGTAGAGATAAATGCAGTAAATTATCCTATCAGTATGTTTAATGGGTATTATAATATTCGTAGTGATATTGTAGGTGATAGTTCATTTGTAGATGGAACAGGGAACACTCGTATGCCGATAGTCTCGATAGTGAATAAGCAAAACCCAGTAGGTGATTTCTATATCTCACCTGAAACTGATATATCATTTACTATTACAAAACCTACAAGGTTATCATCAGTCTCTGTAGAGATCACTGAACCCGATGGCTCACCAGCACCAGTCAGTTTAAGATCATCAGTCATATTCAAAATAGAAAGAATAAGAACACTTAATACAAATTTAGCAAGAGAAGTCTTTGAAAAATTACAAAAAGAAGTTATGGATAAGGCAACTACTTAAAACTAAATTATAATATCTATTCATAAGTATAATGAGCGAAACGAATGAACAGATGATGGATCTAATCGCCATGCTAAAAGAACAAGTAGAACTATTAGAAGGTGAGATCACCATACGATGGAAACCACAAGGGAGATATGAGGAGGTAATGGATAAATGTAATGTCATAAAAAGTATAGCAGAAGATATCAAAGATTTACGATTAGATATGGATATAGATATAGATGATGTGCAAGAGGCTATCCCACCGAATAAGGTAGATAAGGCATAAGCATTTAAAAATTAAAATATATGTATAAGTATAATGATGAATACCGAAGAAATTAAGCAGACATTAATCAATACTCGCGAGGCACGAAGCCCAGGTAAACCTCTCAAAGATAATACCCTAAATAATAATACAAAGATGGTCTTAAAATTACAATCACAAATGAGTGATCCTAACTGGTTATATGATATTGATGGGATTGAAAAAGTGATTGAATCATATTCTACCTCTACAAAAAAGAATTATCTATCACTTGTCCTACAAATGGTACATAGTTCAGATAAAGAGGATTATAAAAATGAGTTAGTTAAAAAAATTCAGTTTCATTCACAAGTTAAAAATAGTAATGAGAAACAAAATATCATATCTCCTAAAAAGCAAGAACAAAAGTCTATGACTATGGATGATATAGATAAACTGATTGAATTACTATTAGATAATGATAATCTCAAAGATGCAATGATTCTCCATATTTTAAAAGTGTTCCCTATTCGAGCAGAAGTAGGAACACTTAAATTAATCAGTAAATACAGATATGATAAAATTAAAGGACAATTACCAAAAGAAAATTACCTTGTCAGAAATAAAAACTCACTAATCCTTAGTCGTAATAATTATAAGACAGCAGAGGTTTATGGTCGTAAAGAGGATAAAATCACAGGTCATCTAAAAGAAATGCTATTAGATTATATTGAGAACAATATGGGAGCAGGTGAGTCTGTATTCGGATATTCAGAACAAGAATTATCAAAGAGGTTATCATATATTAGTCAAAAATACATCGGCACATCCTTATCTGTGAATGCGATTGCTAAAATTAATATTGAAGATGGACTTACAAAAATACAAGATAAAGACCCTATGGTTAGAGTGAATAAAATTAAATCATATCTTGAAAAGGTGGGTGAGATCCGCGGG